ATTGACCATCGAGAGGTTGGTCATTTTCTGCGGGATGATGTTGGTATTGTTAGTGGTTCTTGGGCCATTAGGGAATTTTGTGAGCGGTTTGGGTCGATGAGTTTACATTATGGCAATGATTATGCGAATTTAAGGATTTTTAAAATGCCAACGAGGCAGCAGATAAAAAGGATTGACGAATTGCACCGAGCAGTATCGAATTTACAACTGGGTATGTATCGTGGTGGGGGGGAGAGTATTTATGATAATGGCACGGGTAGGAAGGATAAGATGTATGGCCCCAAGGACTATAATTATGCAATAGATTTAAGGAGATTTTTTGGAACATGAAATTTAGAACATGGTTAGAAGCGACTGTGAAGTTTAAAGACATAACGGAAGCGATCAAGAAAACATTGGAGTTTGTTGTAACGGATGGAGAATGGAAATTTGAACCACGTCCATACGGATTGAGTGGCATAAAAACGGTAACAGTTGCTGGTCATTTTTATTGTACCAAGGGGCATTTCTTTTTGACGGCGAATGCTGTAGATGAGCGACCGATTGATTCTTACGATTCGATGACTGGGGAGATTGATGGTAATTCCAAGGTTGAAATTATAGGAAATATAACGGTAATGATGGGCAAGAATAGTTGGGGTGGTTACAATCTCAAAAAGGTAGGGGAGCGAAGCAATACTTCGGGAGGAAGATTGCATACGCCCCATGAATTAGCAATTTGGGTAAAAAAAGTAATAGATGATTGGCAAAAGGATGATGATGGCGATGATGAAAATGCTCCCAAACCTGAGCCAACTTATTGGGATGAAAAGCCAAGCGGTTCGAGGTTAGTGACGGTTTAAGCGAATGGAAATGCATTTAATAAATGTGCCCCGAAGTTGGGACTATATTAATTTCTACCTTTGGCCAATTGCATTTTAAACCAATCTATTTCTTTTTTTGTATCTTCTACACCATTTGCTTGTAGAACTGCATTGATCCAATCGAAAACTGGGTCTTGGTGTGCTTGATAGCTATCCAAGGTTTCCCATTCTGGATAATCGGCTTGATTATGGAAGATTTTATAGATAGCCATAGCGAAGTCAACTGGGACGTTGCTTGGATGACGAAAACTTTCTATCCATTGTTTGAAGTTCATTCTTTTTCACCGAATCCTTTTTGTTCATATCGTTTTTTAACCCAATTGATTGCAATATCTACCATAGCGGGTGTAACCTGTCCATAGGATTTAGAGTCAAGTGTAATGACTTTCATTTCTGATCGATAGCTACCTTTGTATTGGTAACGATGGATGATAGAGAAAACTCTGGGGCTAGTTTCGATAAGGTAGCCGATAGGGGTTCGTCTTCCCATATGTTCTGCAAGTCCCCAATAATGATCTTTATTAGCTGCCAAAAGTTTCATACCTTTTTCTCTGAGGTAGTTTTCGACATTAGCTCGATTTTTCAGAGCATCTTTAGGTTTGGCTACTGGTTCGGTTGGTTTGATGAATTCGATGGTGCGGACGTAATAATCGGCGGAATAGGCACCGAGGAATCGTTCCCAGCTTCGATCAGCGGACCAATAGTAGGTAATCCAGCCATAGGGTTGTTGGGCTTGTGGGATTGTTTTGATACAAACGATACCTTCTGGGTATTCGGCTCTATCTTTGGACATGGTGTTGAAGATGAAGGACAGGTATTGATCGGCGTTCCAATCTTTGCCACTTATTTTTTTCTCTTGGCTACCTAATGGTCGGCTACCAACACCGTCACCGAATTCTGCATCCATTGGCATACGATCTACTTTTGTTTTAACGAAGACATTGGTGGCACCCATTTCCATAACGGAGTGGATAAATGCTTCTAAATCTTTGACGGTATAGGATTCTGAGCCTCTGGGTTTTTCTTTTTTAGTTGTTGTTTTTACAGATGTGCCGGTATCCCAGAAGCTTTTTTGTTTTACATCGGGTTTAGTGGGTAGTGGTTGGCCATAGGATTGGAGGAAATCTTTGGCTGCGTTTACCAGGGACATTTGTTGATTACTGCCACCGGCATCGGGATGAGCGTTTTTGGCAGCGGATCGATAGGCAGCCATAAGTTCTTGTGGATCGAGATTTCCGCCCGATTTATTTGTAAGACCCAGGATTTCCATAGCGGTCCAGGGATCGTTAACCATACCTTGTGCTTCTATCCACTGTTTAAAGTTCATCTCAATAATTTCTCAGTTTACGATATATATCAACATGGAGTTTAAATTTAGACTATGGTTAGAAGAAGAGGAAGAAGACCCTGATCGTTATTTATCGAGTGATGAGGTTCGTCGCAAATATCGTAAGCCAGACAAGCCATTAGAACCAATCACATTAAATAGCAGGATTGATACGCTTTGGCTTCCAAAGAGTTATGATTATTCTGCTTCTGAGGTTATTGCCCAACTAGGTTGGTGGAACAAGCCGCTTGGTGAGATTATTAAGACGCCATATGAAGCATTAAAAAAGGCCATGTGGGACGTAACTGCCACACGATTCGGTTACATACCTTCGCTTTATCGCACGCATGCTCCTGATGAATTTCATAAAATGGGGGATGCTGAGAAGCGAATTTTTATATCTGATCGTTCAATGGGTGGTCTCCACAATGCTATTTTTGAACTACATTGGTGTAAACAGAGGACGATCACAGATGATTACAGTTACAAACAAATAGAACGCCCGCCACTTCCAGAGCCTGTAATAAAATGGCTTGATTATCTGAACGATGAGTTGGAGCATGATGAGGAGCATTTACAACACATGCATCGATTTGATGCCGACATAAAGGCTCAAAGTGAGCGTTGGGCAATGCAAAAGAAAAAGCAAGAAGATGATGCTCAAAAGTTATCAAAGGCATTATTCAAAGCAAGAAACAATCTTTCTGGCTGGGAAGACGCAACAGAACAAGAGGCTTTGACAACTGCTCGTGAGTATATGAAGGCCGCACCTCATGAGCGTGGACAATTTCAGCGATCAATTCAAGACATTGCTAGAAAAGTATTAAACAAACGATTGCCCACAAAATCTTTTTACATGGATGACAAGGAGGCAAAGCAATATCTTCAACAGGTTGTGAACACAAATCTTGTTGCGGCAACAGATCAAGAAATTTCAGACATATTAAACAAAACCATAGGCATAACAGACAGTCAAGATTTACAAGGAAATGATTGGGGAGAAAACGTTCATCCAGCTTTATCGGCGGGAGATTTGAACACAGCTTCTGGACTACGCATTAAATCTGGTGAGGAGATAAGCAATCGCATAAAGGATGCGTGGTCGAAGAAGAATGAAAAACAGATGAGACATATTTATTATGCTTTGGACAAAGAAAATAGAAAGTTGTTTTTTAAGCAATGAATTTTAGAAATTTCATAGAACGAACGTTGTATCATGGCACAGTGGTGGATAATGAGCCCTCTATTCGTCAAATAGGTTTATTTGGTCAAGTTGGTGATTTTCAAAGTAGTTCTGGATACGACGATGAAACCTACGGACAGCCACCGACCGAGAGCGATGAAGTAATATTTATGGCGGATAAGAAGGGATTGGGCAGGGCTGTGAATGCTATGGTGCATCATATTAGCAAGAAATTAGGCAAAGGATTTCAAGATGTTACGGATGACGACATAAGAAACTATGGTTTGTTATGTGTGATGCATGATGAGATTGGACCACAAGACAATATGGATAAATTTGCTGGCGAAAGAGCAACAGTATCTCGTCGTCCAGAGGAAGACAAATGGGGAGAGGAATATCCAAGGGGGGCAGAGCCTGGGGATTATTATAGTGATTCGAGGATGCCGGATCAGTTTATTAAAGGATCGGCATTATTGCGTTTATTGCAGAGATATGGGGAATGGCCAAGGGATTGGGGAAAAGAAGGCTATCGTTCAAGAGATAAGCAGTTGCGAGGAAGGTTGATGTCGGCAGCGATGCGAGAACATCCAGAATATTCAAAAGAAAAAATAAGAGCAAAGATACAAAGTTTGTCTGGGCGTGAACTTGAAAGATATGCGAAAGATTATTTACAATGGCAGCAGCATCGATAATAGCAATTATATTAGTGGTAATGGTTTCGGTTGAGTTATTATTTGGGAGGAGGATTTTCCCAGAGAAGATAAAAATATGGGGAAACATGGAAGAATCTTCCAGACAGATGTTTGATTGGTATTCTCCTTCGCACATCATACATGGTTTTGTGTTTTTTTGGTGTGGTCAATTGTGGATAGCCGTATTATTAGAGGCCATTTGGGAGATGATGGAGAATTCACCTTTTGTTATCAATCATTACAGAACTAAGACATCATCAACAGACTACACTGGTGATACCGTCTTAAATTCAGTGTGTGATATTTTGTGTGTAATAGCTGGTTATACTTTATGTCTTTATGTGCCTTATTATACAATTGTGGCATTGATAGTGGCGATGGAACTCACAACATTATGGTTGATTAGTGATAATTTGACATTAAATATATTGATGTTTGTATTACCACTTAAATCTATTAAAGATTGGCAAACTAAAAGGAATAAAAAATGATAGGTTTTTGTTTTTCTGGGGACGGCTCTAGGGGAGCGATTCAAGCTGGAATAGCGTTAGATTTATATCAAAAGCATGGAATCAAGGCTGATTTTGTCATGGGGGCATCATCTGGTTCTGCATGTTCGACAGGCTATGCATACGCTGGTCCGCAGGGCCTTGTTGATATGTGGAATGGTGTTACCACCATTCTTAGCTTATTTGGTTTTAATTGGAATTTTTTATGGAATCGTGGAATATTCAATGAGAAGCCTGCTGAAAAAGTGGTTGGCAAAATTGTGCAACAGGGTCCATTTTGCACAGGGGTAGTCACAAGACTAAATATTGTGAGCGGGGAAATTGAGTACATATGGAGCACAAAAGTTTCCAGAGAAGAATTTGCCGACGCTGCACTAGGTGCAGTGGCAATACCTGGAATTGTGCATGACAGAAATGGGTGGGTAGATGCTGGTGCTCGGCAGATGGCACCACTACAACAATGTATTGATGCTGGTTGTGATGAAGTCTATGTCATTTTGGGCAGACCATTAATAACTCCACCGTGGCAATATCCTACTGGGTTGTTTGCATTTGGCTGGATGAGTTGGCGGGCAGTAGACTTGAGCTTATATGAATTATTAGTGCGTGATATTCAAGGCTGTTTGAAGAAGAACGCAGATGGTGTCAGTCGAAAAATAAAGATACATGTAGCCGAGCCCAATGAATGGCTATATGATTCTATTTTCTTTCGTTATTGTCAACGTGGTGTAAAGTATGCATTGGATGGAAATTATGTAATTAAAGATGAACAAGCCTTACGGATGGCTTTACTTTAATTTATGCTTTTGAGATATTGTGCATACAACGAGTCCATTTGACAAACTGTGATGGCGGGCACGTAGGCATTATTTATCAGAAGGGACTTGGTACATCTGCTATAGGTGCTGCAATAAAACTTTTGTTCCGCCCGACAAATAGCGGGTGTTTTTACTGTAACGACGGGTGCTACTGCAATGCAAACATAAAAACTGTCATCAAATTCTGTTGCTGAAAAGCATGTCATACTTTATATATGTTTTAGAACAGTTCTTTATTTGCTATTTTGACCACGGGATGTGGCTTAAGAGACAGTCCTGTTGTTTCCAAGAGTGTTCTATAGACTAATCGATTTGGGCAATAGAGTTGAAAATACAGATTGTCATTTTCATATTTTTTTAATGCAATAGCGGCTGCAACTGCTGGAGAGCGAGAAGCACCTGCAAGGCAATGCACCATAAGGAGTTCAACTTTATCCCAATTTTTTTCTACAAAATCCCAAATTTGCTGAGCGTGTTCGGGAGTGAATAGAATTGGGTTCAGCTTGTGGCTTTTGTGACTTTCGGCATAATCAGTTGACTCTTCTTGATTGAGTGGTCTATCAAGATCGGCAAAAGCGATTTGAAGAAGATCAACTTGTTGGCACTTGTTGATTTTAGGCCAATCACCCGGTTCACAGCCAATAGAGATACAAGCCCACGGCTTATCGTAGGTGAAATTACTAGCAGCAGACTTTGGCAAAACCAAGAGTTTGCCATTGGTGGGTTGTCCAAAGTATTCGCATTCATTTTCGTCGCAACTTATCATTCCTCTATTATACTCCAGAATTTGGTGGTTGTAAATCACTATTTGCGGTTTCAAGCAGTGCATTTGCGGCCCAAAGCAGGATTTGGGAGACTTCTTTGGTGTCTAATTGGCTGTTGAAGGACACAGAGAAATTTTTATGTTCGGTGTTATGGGGATCATCTTCTGAGGAAATGACCACACCCAAAAAGGTGGTACGTTCCAATAATTTTTTTATCAACTCGTTGTTTGGCAAAAAGTCTATGTCTTGACAATCACATGCCATAATGTATGTTCCTTGGGTGATTCCCCGATGAGGTTTCTGGGTGATTCTCTTAGGCAAATATAAATAAAATGATTACCATTGTCAAGTTGTGTTTTTTTGGTAGGCTAAGATTACGTTTCGAACGTGATTGGTGCAGAAATTGGGGTTGTGATCTATGAAGGCGTTATAAGGATTGATGATTTGAAACTCAGGATTGTAGGCATGTTTGCTGAAGTAGGGTGGCAATCCTGCTTTGTAGTGGACAAAAGGCAGCAGAGCAGAAGAGGTTTGAGTTAGTGGAGATTCTATAGCAGCACCAAGAATGGAAAGATTGTGTTGATGCGTGATGGAATTCCATGCGGCAAGACTTGCGGGCCATTCTGTTCCATACATGTCTATTAGGATTTTGGTTGCTTCCAAAACGTTGTCAAAAAATATGGTTGGCACTTGATTAAAAATAGTTGCTCCATCGAAGGATACCCATATAGAATCAGATGGTAATTGAAGCATATCAACTACTTTTTGTGGTGGTGGAGATGGGGTAAAGCAGATGTTTTGTTTGACATTGGGTACAGGTCCAACCATTACCATATCTGTATGCAGCAATGTGAAGTTAGAGTCCAAAGCATGCAGAGCGGTTCTAAGGCAAGCTATTTTATTGATAGGTGGATAATTGAGTCCAGAAGATTCATTAAAATCCGAGCAAAATATTTTTCTGGAGTGGTTGTGGAGATTGGTGGGCAATGAGGTTGGGGCACCAACGATGGCCACAAGCAGCCTATCTTGCATTTTTAGCATTTTGAAGCTTTCGATCAGCAGTTCAACTTGCCAAAAGTGTTGATAGGAGGGCACAACGGTAACAAAGTAATCCATAGTATCAAAAGAGTTTAGTTCTGATTTTCTTTTTCAATCCAATCTTTTAGATACACCCGATAAATGCGACTATATGCTTTGCCCCATTCAATTCCGTGGTCATCTCCTCTTGCCTGCCAAGAAAGAATGTGAGACCACTCATGCAAAAGGATTAAAATAGCTGCGTCTTCATCTAGACTGTGATCTATTTTTATCATGAATTGTTTGCATTTTTTGCGTGTGGGCAACAAGCAACATTCGCCAGCAATATCAGGTGGAACAACAACTCTTCTGATGCTTACCTTGTAGTTGGGAAAATGTTTCTTTAACACATTGGATACTTGATGAAAGTTTTTCACGCAGTATTTAGAGCATAATAACAACAAAAAATATTTGCTTTGTTTCTAAATACTTATCAATTAAAGACTTGCGACTTTACTGATTGGTAATAACTTCTTGAATTTTTCTGCTTCTAGGTTATTAAGAGCCTGTGGTTTTTGGATATCTGGAACTTGTCCAACTTCTTTAGGTCCAGCTAATGGGAGATCATTATCAGCAAAGGTTCTGACGTGAAGAGCCCAAACTGGTCTGCGGTTTCTTTTTACACCACGACCATCTGTGATATTGAACATTTCTACCCAGTCTTTAATTTGTGTTTTAGATAGACCTGTACCTTTCCAAGAATTGAGGGCTTGGGGTCTATCATCCGGGGAGAATTCTTTCAAAGCCAACAAGAAAAGAACGGCTCTTTTATCTTGGGAATTCCAACCAGCTTCAGCAGAGAGGACTTTATTGACTGTTTGCAAATCATTATCTTGTAAAATCCATGCCAGAGCGAGTGGTTTGTCTTTTCTGCTTGAGAATTCAGGCGGCACTTCTCCATGAATGGTGACATTAGGGAATAATTTATTGAACAAACCGGCTTGTTGATAGATGCTGATATATTTCTTTGCATCTGTATCTGGGTGTAGCAAGCCTTTTAGAAATTCTTCCCGTACTTCGGATAACGATACACCTTCAAGATTTTTGAATCGATCCATAGCTCGTCGGATATCGGGGTCCATTTTTTCACCCTTACCAAATCTTGCGTGGAATCGAATGGCACGCAGGATACGAATTGGGTCTTCTTTGAATCGATCTTCGGCACTACCAACTGCTCTCACCAATCCATTGGTTACATCGTGCCAGCCTTTTTGAGTTGGATCAAATAATTTATTGTTTTCACCATCTGGTTTTGACAATTCGATATAAAGGGCATTGATAGTTAAATCACGTCCATTTGCATCATCATTGGGATTATCGACAAATTCTTTTGCACTGGCGACTTGAGATGTTTTGGGGTCTTTCATCATGGTGCAAATTTCGAATGGCTCTCCCTTGTAGGTGGCAATCATAGAATAGCAACCACCTTTTTTATCGGCATTGCCTACTCGCCAGCTACGTACTGCTCCTTCTTTCATGGGGCGAGGCTGAAAAGTCAGTTTAAGTTTTCCTGGGTCGCCACCTTCAAATCTAAAACCAGCACTATGAAGAATGAGTGCGGTTTGGGCTGGGGTGGCGTTTGTGCAGAGGTGGAATTCATGTGGGGACTTGCCCTTTAGGAAATCTCGGACTGAACCACCGCAAAGGAATAGGGATTTTTTGGGCAATGTAACATCTTTGCTAGTATCATCAATGACTTTAATTTCACTACTATTAAGAAAAGCTTCGATGACTGGTTTCATTTTTGGAGGGGGAATAAAGCCTTTTTCCAACGAAATGAATTCTTTTTTCCAGTCTTTTTCAGAGCTTTTTTCTTCTTTGAGTAGAACGTAGTCTTTAAAAGATCGATTCATATATAATTTACCTTTGTATTATCTATACTTAACGTAGTAGAAAATATGAAGACATTTTAGTAACTTCGTTTACTTCTTTGTGGTGCTTTGCGATGGGTTGTCACCCAGTTATTGTGGGGAACAAAAATTATTTCAGTACCATCCTGTGTTACGGTTTTCCCCGCTCTATACCAATTTAAGTTACGGATAGTTTCTAAATCAGCAAGCTCCTTTTGTTCCCCTGGTGTCAGGGTATTTACACTTTGTTTTGCTGAAAGAGAATTGTATTTTGCTTGGTTTTGCACTTTGTTTTGTAAATCTTTGGGCGTTATGGAATGAATAGACGGCCCAGATACTATCAATCCATCGGGGACAATATCTACTTGCAATCCCGGCATTATCTCGCCAAACCATTGTTTGATTAAATCGTGCTGTGGTTCTTGTGGAGGTTCGCCCAATCTATCATATTTTTGCAAAAATGTTTTCATGGTGCCAGCATGTATATTTGCGGCAGCATATGCTGGTGCATTGGTCCATGCGGGTATTTCTATGTCTCTTCCATCAATATTTGCGGTTTTTGTTTTAGAGCTAACATATGGTGAAATGCCATATTGTTGTTGCAAATAATATGGCACACCTTTTTGGTTTGGTCGGAAGTAAGCAAAATGAGCGGGGTGCTTGGAAGCTTCGATAAAGTCTCTAAATTCCATAACTTTTTCACCTCTATACTCTATATAATCAATAGAATGCAAAATCAAAATGAAATAGCGGCTATGGAAGAGGATATTAAAGACCTTATTCCACAAATGAATGTTAGTCTACCTGCGGAGGTTCAGGAAAAAGAACAATGTTTGGTAGGAGACGAAGAGCTTCTTGGAATTTATGGAGAAATTATCAAAAATCTGCGGGATGACAGAACACAAATTGATGAGTGTTTTGTTGAGTTTAAAGAAATGGTTATCAATGGTGGTGATGCTTCCACATCAAGCAAAGAGGCATTGGTCAATTTATTAAAAATAAAAACAGAAACAACGGATAAGATGTCTAAAGTTGCTGATTTGATGACCCGTATTAAATTGAAGTCTCCTGACACTTATAAACCATACTTGAATGCCAAGCAGGAAAACAAAACAACCATCAACATAACTAATAGTAAGCGACAACTGTTGAAATCAATTCAGCAGGCAGCCAAAAAGGCACAATACGATGAAGAATAAAGATATATTCGAAGATTGGTTGGTAGAACAAGACATGCCAACGATGGGTGGACAGCCTGATGCTGGCGGGATGCAGGCCCCAGGAGTTGATCCCACAGGTGGACAAATGCCACCGGGTCCAGCAGGGCAACCAAGTGGCATGAACCCCAATCAAAATGATCCCAATATTGCCAACATGCAACAAACACAGGCATCTGGAGAGGATATGTCCCAAGACCCTCAGGCCCCAGAAATGCCAGATCAAAAGGGTGTGGAAGAAGATTTTGAAATTTGGAAGAACAAATATTTCAAAGAATCCATCAAAGGCGACACCAATCAATTGATTGACATTTTGAATGAACAAAGAAACAAAGATGATTTACAGCCATATCAACGAAAATTCATTGAAGACAATTTTAATGTTCAGCTTTTGAGACAAAATTCTAACATTGAGAAAGCCAGCAATGAAATCAGAAGAAACATGAAGGATCAATTGGATCAAAACAATCCAGCTACTTCTGTTGTCAATCATACATTTAATACTTTATCCACAATGCCCATGCTTAATGCTATTTTCATTAAAATGAGTGGCTATGGCAATTTAAAGGGTGATCTACACCGCAAATTCATTGCATCGCTTACAGGTGCGGTACAGGTGGGATCAGGATCGAATACTGAAGATATTATTTACAATGAGCGTGAGTATTCAGTTATGATGTCCACTCGTTTTAATGCAGAGTGGGGTGCTATTAATTTAGGCAATTGGTCACTGAAAGAGGATGATCCTGAAAGATTCTTATCAGAACCAGAAGCAAAGCGTTTGCAGGAAGGCAGCCCTGAGGAGAAAGAGGTTTTGCGTAGAAGAGTAGTTGTCGAATCTATTGCAGATTTCTTTAAGACTAGAGCTTTTATTATCAATGTTGTAGCCGATGATGGAACGGTTTACACATTGGGTATGGATTTCTCAAACGCCTTGAAGGGTGCCTACAAGGATGGCAAGCTGGTAGTCCGCACAAGACACTCGGACAATAGTGAAGCAATGATAACAGACGATGGAGAAATAATTCCTTATATTGATTTGAACATTTATTTTGTTAAAGAAACTGGCGAGCAGGATGAAGATGGCATGCCAGCCACAGAAGAAATTGAATTTGTTGAGAGAAGGAATGGAATCTTGTTTTTGAAAGCATCTTATCAAACGATCAAAGATGCGGCTAGCGTATTGCCAGGATTTGTTTTCAAGGAAACCCCTTATACGGGTAACCCGAGTGATTTGAGAACATTACGGCGATGCGTATATTCAGCACACGACTTATTATTGAGGCAATGCTAATGAAAGATTTTGAACAATGGGTTACGGAAAAGCATCCTGAATACGGCGAGGAGCCTGTTGAGCAGGAAACGCAAGAGGAGCCGACTGAGGAGGGCCGAGGTCCAGTGGTTAAAGGCAAACAAAAGCCAATTACACCTTGGAAGGGTTCTTGGGCTCAAAAAGAGGAAGAAAGACGAAAAAATTACAACCATGAGGGCATGGATCGTGATCGTCGTCAAATTCCACTCAATGCTATTCCCACAAAGAAAAAAACATGAAAACTTTTCAGCAATTTTTAGAAGCAAGACATTGGCGAGACTGGCCACCGGAGGAACCCGATGATGCCAACTATCAGCAATATGTGCAGCAGGAAGAGGATTTGGCTGAATTAAACAGAGAAGTAGAGAGATACAATCGAATGCATGCTGGTTCTGGACAAGTTATGTCTATTTCCACTTCTGGGGATCATCGTATTCCTAGAGATTCCGATCATTTTATTCTATATATAAACAGAGAAGAAATCACCAGTGGTGACATTCCTGAGTTAATGCAAAGGATTCGACAGATTACAAAGGAAGAAGGATACTAATGAAAACATTTAACCAGTTTGTGGACAAAAAGACTCGCAAAGCCAAAAAACACCTCAAGATGATTGAGCAAATTCTTTCCAAGCAAGGATTGACAATCAAGAATCACTTGGATGAGGGCGAGGAACCCTTTTTGTTTGTGGTTAGTCCTGTTAGCAAGGTTTCTTTTCAGGGAATCAGAATTTATCAAACTGGTGAATCCATAGCTTACAGGATTCAAAAAGAGGAAAAGACACATCCTTACGGCAGGGCTTATCGTTTAGATATACAAGAAATGTATGATGACTTGGTATCTGATGATATAAATGAAGAGCAAGCAGCTAAAGAGGTAATGCAAGCAATTGTGAAAGAGTTGCAACAGTTCTTTGAAAAGAGTTATGAAGCCGAACGAGAATTAAGAACTGGTGATTATGATAGAGATGGCGATCCGTTAGGCAGAGTTATGATGCGAAGCACGGGCACCGATTACAGTAATTCTGTCATGGGGCACAATGCTTCCAGGGGTCGTTTCTAAGTTTGTCAATGAAGCATATATATTATGTAAATCCCGCCCATTTGACTACATAATAATATGCCACTAAATGTTCAAACTGCCCGACAAATACTGAATAATCTTTTTCAAAACATTCAACCAGTTCGTGGTCCCAGGTCTGTTGGTGTAGGTGGGCAGATTCCAAGAGGATCAATTATTCGTTTTGGATATCGAAATTGGAAGCATGATCCTTATCCTGTGGTGATTGTAACTGATGTAAGTTGGGCTGCACGTCAAAGAACGAATGGGGGAATCGAACAACCTTTTATTAAGGGCATTAATCTAAATTATTTGACATCATTTGATTTTCAAAGAATTGTCATAAATTGTGGTAATGCCGCTTTCTCTTATAACACTATTATGGGTGACAATCAGTTGAAAAGAGCATATCGTCATTATGTGGTCGGATTTGACAACATTCAAAATTTACAAATGTTGAATTGCGATGATATTGTGGCGGCTCGTGACATATCCAGAGCATATGATCCTAATCAAATGGATGCAATCAAGCAATCTATACAGAGACAGTTAGAACAACAAGTCAATATTAAGGCAGAAGAACTATCGCAACCACAGCAACAAAAATTTGATTTTATGCAAACACCAGGGGCTGGGCAGCAAATGGAACTACCTTTTGGAGAAGCTGAAGAATAATGGCAGACACCACCAATCCTACACCTCCTGAACTCTCGCCTGCTGATCTTTTGGGCAAGTGTTGTAATGTTCTGCGTGCCAACACAACAGAATATAATCAAAGAACAAAAGAATATGGCGAAAAAACAGATGCATTGGTCGCTGCAATGGGCGAACTAGAGGCGGGATTTAAAGAGGGTGTTGACAAACTTGGGGAATTACTCAATTTGATTACAAAACAAATGGATCAAATGAGAAAATCCACGGAGGCCACCAAAAATTTAACCAAAGAGGAAAAAAAGCTTGCGGCTGAAGGTAAGGCAGAAAAACCAAAGGGAGAAGTAAAGGCGGCAGGGGGTGGCAGTGGGGGTAAATCAAAAGGAACAGCCAAAGCAGATGGAGAATCCTGGGGAAAAGAATTTAACACGGGAATTAAATCAGCCTTTAGTTGGGGCTCAATACTTGCTGGTTCTATTGCCATTGCTGACAGTTTTAAACCTCTTAGTTCGACATTTGGTGGACTTATTCAAGATGAACAGTCTTTCATGATACACATGCGTGAAATTGGTTATGTTACCCAAGGTATTACTGGAAATTTTGGAGAAGCACAAGAAGCATTTCAAAAAATTGGCAGAACTGTGGATATTACGGGATTGAATTTATCTAAATTCCAAGGAGCATATCTTGCCAACTTACAACGTGGTGTTAAGACCCAAAAAGAAATGATAAGTGTAACCAAGACTGGACTACATGTTTCCACAATGGTTGGAGATGAAGCAGGTGATATAGCCAATACTTTGTCTGTTTGGCACATGAAGATGGGCTTATCAGTAAATCAAACAGCACAATTAGGAAGGGGAATACGAGCAGTAGCCAGAGAAACTGGAGTTTTGGGTGCAAGTTTAGCAGCAGTGGTCAAACAGGCCGAACCTCTTATTGAAACAATGAGAAATGTCGGCACTTTAACTGCCGACTCAGCTTCGGGCATCATACGTTTATTGACTGCTGCATCGAAGATTGGTGTCGATAAACAAATGACTGAAATGGCTGAGGGAGCCAGTAGTGTATACAATTTCTTTAATAAGACTAGTCCGCAAATGAAGAATTTGCTCATTATGATTGCTGATGCCACTGGAAGATTGCACGACAAAAAGGGTGGTTTGTTGAGCGGAACAATGATGGGAACTCGGGCTGGGCAAAAAGATATAGCCGCAGGATTGGAAAAGAAGGTTGCCGAAATTCTTAATGGCGTTTCTCTAAAAGGCACAGAGGCAGTAGATCAATGGCAAAATAATCTATTGCAAACAATAACAGGATATACTTTTGGCGAACTTAAACGAATGCAAGAATCGGCTGCTAATTCTGGGAAGTCTCTTACCACTCAGATGGATGAGCTTACGGGAAAAATAAATGACCAAAATACCACCGCAAAACAAAGATTATTGTTAGAGAAACAATTATCAGATTTACAATTAGGTCGTGGTATGAACCTTGTTAGCACTTTCCAAGAAGCCGCTGAAAAATCTGGCGACATGAATGAAGCTATGGCGAAGTTTTCTACCAATATATCTAAAAACGAAGACATGATGCAAGACATCAATGATCTTGGAATTAATACATCTGATTCATTTAAGATGGCAAGTGAATCTTTGATGTACGGTGCCGACAAGTTAAAGAAGGCTGGTGGTAAAGATTTTACTGGCGAAATTTCAAAGGCTCTTAGTGCTGGTAATTTAAAGGGAATAAAAACAATTGGCGAAGCAATGAATGAGGAGTCGCAGCGATTGGCAATGAAGGAAAAGAAAGCTGCCGATCCATTTAGTCACATGACTCAAATATTAGACACAATTAATGAGAGGATACGACTATACTTTGGTGGTGCTGTTAGACGTTGGTCTGGCTTGTATTTACAGGTCATGATGATAGTCAAGTTAATGGCTGAACTAGTGGCATTTTCTTATGGAGCGGGCGTAATCGGGAAAAGCTTGGCAACTTTTGGCAAAGGTGTGAGAGAAGGATTTGGAACATTCCGCACCAATGCGGCTGAGGGTGGTGGTGGTGCAAAAGGTGCGTGGAGTGCCATCAAGTCCATGTGGAAAGGCAAAGAAGAAAAAGCGGAACCTGAGGGCGAGAAAAAAGGAGTGTGGGCTTCTATCAAAGATGCTTTCAAGAAAAAAGAAGATAAGGCACAGCCCACATTAGAAAAGATTTCAAAATCCAGTGCCAATCTCTATAAAGCAGCAACAAGCAAACATACCATTTATGTGTCTTTGGCACATCTTGAAGCTCGGGCTAAGCAGGAGTTAAAGCAAATAATGGGAGGTCACGGACCTACGTCTAAGACTCAGCAAAAAACTCAGCAAATATTGGGCGGCAAACCAAAATTAGGTAAAGTTGGTGGTGTGGTGGAAAAAGGCTTGGAAGATGTCAAGATGCTTCCCGGTTCTGGACAGGTGTTATCAGGAATAGAATCTGAATTGACTGGACTTGGCACTACCGCACTGCAATCCTTGCCTCAATTAGTGGGAATGGAAGAAGTAACGGCTGGCGTTGGCAGTGCTGCATTGAAGACTTTGCCGACACTGGTTGGAATGGAAAGCAGTACAGCGGCATTGGCACCTGCCGCATTACAAGCAACTTCCACATTAGCAGGAATAGGAGCAGAGACAACAGCATTAGGTACTGCTGCATTAGGCACCACTTCCACATTAGCGGGAATAGGAGCAGAGACAACAGCATTAGGTACTGCTGCATTAGGCACCACTTCCACATTAGTGGGAGTTAGTGGCGTGGTAGAAGGTGCTGCTGGGGCGACTGCTGCTGCTGCTGGCACAACTGGTGGGGCTCTCGCTGGTTTAGGGGCTACTATTTCTGCTTTGGCATGGCCCGTGGCAATAGCTGTAGCTGTTATTGTCGCTGCTGTTTCGGTAATTGGTTCTCTTATTCAGGGATTCAAATCAATGAATAAGGCCGCTGAAATTTTCAACAAGAAACAAGAGCAACTTAGTATGCACGAAAAATTATCAGCCGGTGCTGCTGGTATGCTTACGGGTGCTTTGAATTTCATGACATTTGGAATATTCAGCAAATACATTGGAGCTACTGGAACGTTGACGGTGGCACTTGCCAAAATCTTTAGAACATTCGGCTACTTTATTCCTGTGCTAGGTCCGATAATGCTGGTATTAGAAGTTTTATTAGGCATATTGGTTGGAATTTATAGATTTATAAAGAATGTGTTAATTGGTGTTTGGGAAGGCTTAGTAGCTGCTGTAGAACCAGTTATAGATGCTGTAAAGGAAGTTATAAATCTCTTCACGGATGCTTTGAGTCCAATTCTTGAGGCGTTTACCACGCAAGGAGGTGAAGCAGTCGGTATATTTGAGACAATTGCTAATGTTCTTGGTTTCATAGGCAAAGTAATTGGTGGAATATTTAAAGCCATTGGCAAGATTGTTGGCTTCTTGATTAAGGTTATTTTGACACCTGTGATGTGGGTTGTGAAAGCCATAGCTTTTGTGGTGAAACTAATTGCAAAACTATTAGCTCCAGTGATTAAGGGTATCATTGGTTTCTTTGAAGATGTCTATGATTTGACGATGGCATTATTGAACTTTGACTTCCCATCAGTAGGCAAAATTCTTTACAAGATGTTTGTTTCCCCGTTTGTCAATGTTGGGAAATGGCTATGGGATCATTCGTTTGGTTACTTTACAGATGCTGGTGCTTGGCTTTGGAAGACAATTTCTGAGCCATTTGCAGCATTTGGTGGTTGGTTATATGACCATACAATAGGTGCATTAATTAGCATGATGCCTGGATGGCTAAAGAAGTGGCTTGGCATCAAGGAAGAAGCAAAACCAGAAGCTGCTGCCACCAAAGCTACCGAAGCTGCAATCGCTCCAGAATTTGATGCTACAGAATCAGCAGCAACAAATCGCAGAGCATACAGAGATTATCGAACCGAAGAAGGCAGAACTTATCGACAAGAAATGGGACCAAATGGACCACGCTTGGCAAGAATAGGTCCAGAAGCCACTCTTGGTGTTGATGGTCTTCGCAGAACTCCTAATGCAGCATTGCAATCCGCCGAAGTTGCTGTGGAGCCGCCTGCTGTTGGAATTCTTGGAAAGACATTCCAAATGCTGGGCAAAGTTGTGGATATATTGCTTATTCCACTTAGGGCTTTGATACAGGTTTTAGGAGCTTTGGGCACGTTTATATGGAAATACGTACTGTTGCCATTCAGAATTTTATGGACGACTCTGGGTAGTCTATTCAGTGTTTTGGGCAAATTAGCCACACTTGATTTTAGTGGAGCATGGGCAGAAATCAAGGCATTTCCTGGCAAGATTGCGAGCATGATTTGGGATGCAATAGTGAGCATACCCGAAATGATTTGGGATGTTTTAACTGCTGTGCCAGGAATGATATTGGAGGCATTTGGTCTTGAGAATATATTTGCCAAAATAAAAGAAACCTTCATGGCTGGAATGGATGCTTTATTTGGTGGCATATGGCAGGGTTTTGAAGATGGTTTAAGCGAAATATTCAGCGGTATTTGGGAAGGCATTCAATCATATGCTAGCGGAATATGGGAAGGAACTAAAGCAATATTTGCACCTATCATAGAGGTATTTACAGACCTTTGGGATACGGTTGTAGACATATTCACAGAAATTGGAAGTGTGTTTAGCACTCTTTGGGATACGATTAAATCGATATTCCAACCAATCATAAGTTTGTTTGGCGGCGGTGGTGCAGGTGGCGTAGGCGGTGAAGCTGGTGCTGCTACTGGCGGTTTTATTTCCGCTCTTAAAACCATAGGATCAGCCATAGGAACAGTTGTAAAATTTATTGGCACAATAATAGGCACAATATTTAAGGCAGTTGGATGGGTATTAGGCACCGCTGCCAAGATTATTGGAGGCACAATTGGCATTATTCTGAAAGTTCTTCTTGTGCCCATTCGACTATTGATTAAAGTTATTGGTTTCTTTGTAAAAGCATTGATGTTCCCCATCAAGTTGATAATCAAAGTATTGGGATTCTTTGCCAAAGTATTGCTTTTCCCAATCAGAATGATAATTAAAGCATTTTCACTAATTGGCAAGTTCCTTGGTTGGTATTGGAACAGTATTGTTAAACCAGCGTTTGTATTACTTGGCAAGGGGCTTAGTTGGGCTTGGAGCATCATTAGTTGGCCATTCAGAATGATGGCTAAGGGACTTGGTGTAGTCTGGGGTTGGGTAAAATCAGGGTTCTCATTGATTGGCGAGGGGCTTAGTGCTGCCTGGGACATAATTAGTTGGCCATTTGAAATGATTGGCAAGGGGCTTGATGTGGCCTGGGGTTGGGTAGAATCTGGTTTCTCCTTGATTGGTGATGGGCTTAGTGCTGCCTGGGATGTAATTAGTTGGCCATTCAGAATGATAGCGAATGGAGTTGAAAAAGTGTGGAATTGGATCAAATCCTGGTTCTCAATTGGCGAGGGCATTGGAGGCGGTCTTAGTGGTGTTTGGGACACTATTAAATCAGGATTCTCATTGATTGGCAAGGGGCTTAGTTGGGCATGGAGTATAATTAGTGCTCCCTTCAAGTTAATAGGCAAGGGACTCGGTGCAGCATGGAAGTTGATTAGCTCGCCCTTCAAACTAATAGGCAAGGGACTTGGTGTAATGTGGGGCGGAATTAAATCAGGATTTTCATTAATTGGCAGTGGTCTCAAGGGAGCTTGGGATATAGTTAGTTGGCCTTTCCAAACAATGGCAAAGGGGCTTTCGGTAAGTTGGGATTGGGTTAAATCTGGATTCTCGCATATTGGTACTGGCCTTGGTTGGGTGTGGGGCAAGGTTAAGTCGGGATTCTTGGCAATTGCTGATGGTGCTTGGAATTTGCTCAAATCGCCTTTTGAATTATTGCAAAAAGGTATTACGGAAGTTGCAAATTGGATATCAAACAAATTAACATTGGAAGAAACCAAAGCTGCTAAAACGGCAGCAGAAAAAACTGAAAGGATGGCTAAAGCTGGTGGGGAGGCGAACAAAGCAATAATAGAACAAAGGGGCAACGAAGCAAAGAAGCAAGCTGGTATTTCAGCAGCAGAAAAAGACAAGAGTGTAAAAGAATTTGAAGAACTATTGGCTGCTAATGAAGCATTCCTAGAGGGACAAAAGACTAATCTTGAAAAATCCATGAACCCAGAGGGCAATTGGTTTACCAAGTGGATGAACAGTTCAGCAATTGAAGCAGATCAAAAAGCATCTCAGGCAGCAGTTCAAGCCGCTCAAACAGAGGTAGAAACAACAAGGAAGAAATTAGAAGAAATTAAAGCCACACCAGTTGCGGCAACACCAGTAGCAGCAGCGACACCAGTGACCGCAGTTACAGTTCCAACCACACCAGTAGCGGCAGCGACACCAGCAGCCGCAGTTACAGACGAGTTTAAATTTGATCCAAATGGACGAGGAAAATCATTAGGGCCAGCAAAAGCCAGAGAACTACAATACCGACAATGGCAGCTTCATCAAGGCAAGGACGACCGTAGTAATCAGTTGAGTCAAGCTGGTAGAACATCTGGTACTTTTATAAATGGAAAACTTGTGTCTGAGTCGCCAGTTTCGGCAGCAACACCAACAGCACCAGTAACCACAACGCCAGTTTCGGCAGCAACACCAACAGCACCAGTAACCACAACGCCAGTATCAGCGGCAACACCAACAGCACTTGATTTTCACCAAAGCATACAAGCTGGTTATGCTCGTGGTTATGCACCAAATGCTTTGCCAGAAACTATGCATTCTCAGTTGTTAAAACAAAACCTTAATAATCAAGTAGCGGCTGTGGGAGCGGCAAACAACATGGCAGATGGAAGGATGCCCATTCCCAAGATAGAACCAGCCACTAATGTGCCAGCTAATGCCAGTCCTGTAAATGATGTTTATGATCGCATACGACAAGAGCAAAGTGCGTCTCAATCTGCTGTTAGTGGAACGACACAAACCACCAAGTTGGAAGCTTTGAATGAGGAGCAAGTAAAGAATTTAGTAGAAATAAATGAAAATATTGCTACTCTGGTAAGTTTAATGAAGCCGAGTGAAGTCATGCGTGCGAGCGGTCAAGGTACAACCTCTTCAAGAAGTCATATGACGCCACCAAAATCAACAGATTATGCAAGGTGGCAATTTGGATTGCAATCGGGCACTCCCTCTACAGGAGAAACTAACGTAGGCGTAGTCTAAAGGATAAATATGAAAGCAACAGATGGCAGTGGTTCATTAGTAGAAATTCCGAATTGTTGGATTATGATTCCGGGTGCTGGCACTGTTTTTATGAAAGCCTTGCCAGACATATCAGATTCTAAATCAGCACAATATAATGACGAAACAGTTATTGGTCGAGCTAGTCCTTTGAAGACTTATTCACATTCGGCCCCCAGAACAATTTCAATGACATTGCATTTTTATACTACAAAAGCAGGTGATGCTGATGAAAATTTATCCTTTTTAAGGGCGTTGGAGAGTGCAGTTTATCCAAGAGATATTGGCGGCGGCGGTGCTCCATTTATTCCACCACCAGTTTGCATGATAAGATGTGGTTCTTTATTGTCAGATAAAGACCCCTTGTGTGTAATTTTAATGCAGTATTCAGTCAAATTTCCCACAAATGTAGCATGGAATAAAACTCTTTTTACACCAGTTCAATTTGATGTAGATACTACTTGGGAAGTAGTATACAAAAGTGCTGATTTACCAGGGCAAAGCAGAATATTTACGGATGGCAGATAATGGCTAATAAATTAGAAAGAACGACCTATTCAACACAGGGTTTTGTAACAGCCACTAGCAGGTATGCTGATAGTGAAATTATTTATTATGGCAACTTTAAGCTTTTAACACTTACAACTTACAAGAGGCATGTTTATGAATCAAGGTCAGACGATATGTATGCTGTTATACCTGCTGGTTGGGAATATCGTCCTGACAGGGCTTCTATGGAGGTTTATGGCACGCCCGACTTTTGGTGGAAAATTATGGAGGCTAATAACATCTTCGATATTTATGATTTTAAAACAGGAACTAATATAAGGCTTCCGAGTAACCCATATTAAGGAAAAATTATGGCTAATTGTTTAGTTGGTTGTATCAACAGTTATTATTGTCCTCCATTATTGAAGCCCCCGCCTTACGTGAACATGGCTCCATTTGTCAAGGTTGGGCTAGGTTCAGCGGAAAATGGTGTTACAGTTGGCAATAAATCATTTCCGTCTAGACCACATGAAGCTATTATTAAAAGTTTTGAATACAACAAGTCTAATGGAATGGGGCTTACGATAGAAATTTTTGATGAACAAGGGGGAGCTTTCGATAAGTTCTTTCAAGACATGCCAAAAAAACTTGAAGAATTTGACACCAAACCAAAAGTAAGGGCACAATTCGGATGGGTTGGGAGTGATTGTAATGGTCCTATGTCACCAATATTATCCCCAATTATAGAAGCCGAAATGACAAACATTGAAACAAGTTTCAGTGAGGGAAAAATAAAGTTTATAGTAACTGCCAATGATGTTTTACAGGCTATTTTTGCCAGTAGGCACAGCGATTCTTTTGGGGGGGACAAAGTACAAAAAATGCATCTGAAAGATGCTATCATTAAACTCTTTGGTGAAAAACCACCAACCTGCAAGGTAGAGTTTTTGAAGAAAAGTCAAAATGGTGGCTCGCCCGTAGAGTGGGATTTTGGTGGTCCTAATATACCTCCTCGTGGACCTAAAGATAGATGGACGACAGACAATCAAAACAAGTTAGCAGCCGCTATGGAATGGCTAGAACCATTTCATACAAAAGATGATAAAGGAATTGTTCCTTCTTTTGATCCGCTAAGTAATACTATTATATTTTGGGAAGACCCAGAAGGTTGCAAAAATGAGAATAATTGTGAAAACAGCATTGGTACTTTTATAGTCAATGGTGGCCTTTGCAGTCCAGTAATAAGTTTCTCACCACAAATCAATTGGATGGTTTCATTCAATAAATTTGGTGCTGGCGGTGGAAATAATCCTGCAAATTCAGAGCCCATAAAAAAGGATAATAAGATTTGTCCTGGCACTAGCGAAAACACAGGTGCGTTCCAAAGCGTTCTAATATCTGCCCAAGCCGTAAATCATTTTATGGAAAAAGCTGGCAAAGAGACTGAAAAATCACAATCAGAACACACCAAGGCCAATGCAATCTTTATGCAAAAAGAGCCCATAAAAGCAGAATTAAGAATTGTGGGAAATCCAGCCAGGGAATTTTGTGGTGTTAAAGAAACTGTAATTAGATGGGCTTCTGTTGTGGTAATTAATCCTTTCCATTTGGTTGGTGGGGGAGGAAGAGATTGTGCCGATTGGTTGGCTGAGCCTGGATGCAACACTTATTTGAGCCATAAAAAATGGAAAATAACTGGTGTGTGCCACAATATCAGTGAGGGCTCATACACTACTACAATTAGTTTAGAGTTGCCACAAGATGCTAAAAATCAAGGATAAAAAAATATGAGAATGGGTCACAGAGGCAATTTGCCTAAAACAATTCCTGGTCAAATAGGAGCATTAAACCAGCGATTATTAGAAGTGGAGGCTCGTTTTGCAGAGCTTGGCTATGACACCAAAAGAATGGTCGTCAGCGAAGTTAAAAAACGTTGGAAAATAGTGCCACAAGCCGAGACATATTTTGGTGTTTATCTGGGGTTATGTGTTGACACAATTGATCCCCTAAAACAAGGCAGGGTAAGATTTTACAGCCCAGAAATGAATAATGAAAAGACACAAATTGAGCAATGTGAATGGGCTTGGCCTATTTCGGCTATGGGCGGATTTGATGATTGCGGCTTAGTATGGGTTCCACCTGCTGGCTCTTTGTTATGTATTGTTTTTGGCAGAGGTAGCCGACGCTATCCTTATTATATGGGTACAACTTGGGGAAGAAACAGAGACCCAGATGGGCAACATAATTTTCAATATAATGTTGAAGAATACTATAAAATTCACGAAGGCCATCGTAAGGGATATTTATTGCCACCCAATGACGGTTCTCAGTGCCTGCCGCAATGGAATACAGAAAACTACAATGGAATTGACGCCAACAAAGAAAGACTAATGGATGATGATGCCATTGCTAAGCGAAAGGTTACTTATCCGCATATTTATGGGTTTAAGACTCCGCAAAAGCATTATGTCAAATTGGATGATGGAAATTATAAGTGTGGACACAGATATAAAAGAATAGAAATTGGCAGTAGCCTCAATAACTGGATGATTTTCAAGGATGACTTTTTACATCCTATGGGACAATGGGCACATCCCGAATGTAGCTGTGGGGGTGGAGATGAATCAGAATGTATGGAAGAAGTAAAAAACAAAGATGGAACTTCGAACTGGGTGCCAAAAGAAAAGCCCGGCGAATGTCTTGACCCTAAAAGCAAGCCCAAATGTGCCAATCCTTATTTTAAACACCAAAATGAATGTGCTCCTTATAAAGGACCGGGCACACCACAAAACAACAAAGCTTGCCTACACCAGAGTGGTATTCAGCTTCTATCCAGAAGTGGTGCCACCATTATTTTCGATGACACTGTAGAGCAACCAAAGGTTCCTGGCGATGGTTTGGCATGGGAAGTAGGTCTGGGAAGTTTTGATTTTGGTTGCACAGATAAGTGTCAAACAAAAGTAAAAATTATTTCTCCCACAGGGCATAGATTTGAAATGCTTGACGAGGAGGATGAAACAAACAACAGAGGCCCACAAAACCTTATTAGATTAGTGTCGGCTTGTGGCAACACAGTTGAACTTAATGACCACACGGTAAACAAAGAGCTTTCAGGAAAGAAACGTGGCATTACTTTAAGAACTACATCTAAGCATATATTTGAGATGCTAGATGAAGAGAATGAACAACATTCTCCTGATCGTCAAGAAATAAACAAACCACAAGATGAAGGCTCAGAAATTATTGATCCTGAATCGAGACCTATTCCCAAGGCAAAAAAGGCTTATTGCAGACTGCGGACTGGCTATGGCTTAGAAATGCGATTTAATGATGATAATAGCCAAGAAGAATGTCAACAACAATACATTCAAATATTTAGTCCACAATGTGGAACAAAAGACAAAGAATGTAATCCATGTGGTCCACATATTTTGCGATTTCAAGAATCGCCAACAGATGGATATGTATTTTTAAGGGTTGGCGGTATTTATATAATCTCCACATGCAAAGATATGTATACAATTGTGGGATCAGAGGAACAACCAGCTAATTGGATAACTATTGTAAGCCAAACTAGTTATCACCAAAGTACAGAATATTACATAAACAAAGCCAGATTACATCTATTTTTGGCAGATTCATTGATTATTTTAGATGCTGGACAGGATTGTGAGAATGAGGATGGTACTTTGTCGGGATGCGTTCTGCCCGTAATAGTTATGGGACAGGATGGCTATCTTCATATTAGTGATAGAGTATATGCTTCGGCATCAAAGGGCTCCTCTAGAGTTCAAAGACCAATGATTGAGAATGACTTGATATAGGAAAAAAATAAATGGCTATTGATACAACATATGGTTTGGCATATCCTTTAGTACGACATCCTTTGGGATTCATGCATGTTTCTACGGGATTAAGTGTTGTTAAATCAGATTTAATGATTTTGTTATTAACCAATCCTGGGGAACGAGTAATGTTGCCCACTTATGGATGCAATCTGCGTAAATACTTCTTTGAGCCAAACGATCAAACAGTCGCCGCTCAGGTGAAAGAGATTATTTCACAAGCCATAACTACTTGGGAGCCAAGAATTACTGTGGATAATATCACAGTAAGTTTGATAGATAACACTCAATTAAATTCAGAAGATGATTTGACGGAGACAGAAAGTATTTTGTATATAAAAATTGATTTTTATGATCCAGATCACATAGCCCAGATTGATAGTTTGGTGTTGAATTTGCCCACAACGCAGATAGGAGGGGCCTAATGTCCAGTTGTCCCATTAATGTTAACCCGCATGCACAAGCGAGTCTTGTAAATACGCCAACTATGATTAGTCTAAATTATACTAATCAAGATTTTTGGTCTTTGAAAACAAGATTAAGAGATTTTATTAAAGAGCGTTTTGGTCCCAGTGGCTCAGTTTTGCCAAATACATTTAATGATTTGGTAGAATCCAGCATAGCCATCATGTTGATGGAAAACTTTGCTTTTGTTGGCGACATGCTTTCTTTTAAGCAAGATCAAATAGTCAACGAAATGTTCATCGATACAGTCACAGAAGTTGAAAATGCTTTTCGTATGAGCAAATTGATTGGTTTTGAACCACAACCACCTATTGCAGCATCCAGTATGTGGTCGGCAACCATTAACTCTACTACCAGCACAGATATTCTTATTCCAACACCTGTTCCTATAGATATTGTTTCAGGTGGTACAGCTACAACAATTGAACTATTTCAAGCAGATGAAAATAATGAACCACTATTGGATGAAGATATTATTATTCCTGCTGGTGAATTGATTAATACAAGCATTATTGGGTTAGAGGGAAAAACATACAACGATTTATTTAGCGGAACTGGGCAGGTGTCTCAAACATTGACATTGTTGCAAAGCCCAGTTATTTATGATTCTGTCAGGGTTTATGTAGATGGAGTATTGTGGGATAAAGTTGATTATTTTACTGATTCCCAACCACGCAGAGAATACAGATTAGAGTTCGATTCTGCATGGGTAGCTTATGTGATTTTTGGAAATAATAAGGCTGGTTTGCTGCCTCCACAAAACTCTAGAATTCAGGTTATTTATCGTGTTGGGGGTGGAACAGTTGGCAATATTGTAAGTGGATATGTAACTTTCCAATATCAAGCTGATATTAGTGGTGCCGACTATAGAGCACCAGTAATTTTTAACAATTATACCCAGGGTCGTTATGGCTATAATGGCGACACCATCGAAGATGTTCGCAAAAAACTTCCTTTGTGGGTTAAAACACAGGATAGGGCTGTTTCGGGAGCAGATTACAAAATTTTATCTGAACAATTGTCTACAGCATATCATGGACAAATCAGCAAAGCAAATGTTACTCTGAGAAACTACGGTTGTGCGGGCAACATTATAGACATATATGCCTTAGCTTTAGGAAGTCTGAATACCACGAATGGTATTACAACTGACTTAGAGACAGCATCAAACAATTTAAAAATGGATTTAATCACAGAATTAAATGATAAAAAAATGCTTACAGATTTTATCTGCATAAAAGATGGAATTGTTTTAAGGACAGATGTTGCCATAGAAATAACTCTAGATAAGTTTTATAGAAAGTTTCAGGAAGAAATAAAAAACAGAATCTTAGAGCAAACTGGCTTGTTTTTTTCATTATCCAACTGGGATTATGGACAAACCTTGCGATCTGTGGATTTGATAAAGCAATTGGCAATAATCAATGAAGCAAATACTTTTACAATATCATTCACCACAGATGATCCCAGCAATTCTGGGGAGATTGTATCTGCATTGTATTATCAAATTATTAGACCAGATGACATTAGTATTAGATTTATATACTCGTAGGAGCAATTGTGACATTAAAAAGAATAAATGAGTCTCCGACCATTTCTGATACCATCATTTTTGATATCCTCACACCGGATGTTAGTGGATGTTATTTAAACAATCCCGTTAGTGTCAACAAAATTACCATTTATTATGTCACAAGAGACTTTGGTTATAACACTCAGCAATTTGATAATTATGATAGTGATGCAGATTTGCTAAAGGCTTATGAGACAGCCAAAGCAATTTGGTGTGCATCACCCACTCCAGCAAATTTGGCAAAAGTTGATCGTTTATACAATCAATTAGAAGCCAGCACTCAAACCAATAGTTATTATTACAAAGAGGCTGTAGTTGTGGCTGTATTTGGCACAGACACTTCATTAGTTTGGCAAGATACTGGCAATCCTGCTGAGGATGCTTCAACAGCTTTACAATGGCATTTCAAAAACATTGATGAAGACGAAAATGAAGACCTCCAATATGGACACTGGGAACTGGAGTGGTCTCCCAACATAGGGCAGCGAGAAGGAGATTATGTAATTTGTTGGAGTTGGACACCTGCTATAGGTGCGGAGGCATTATCCGATTACCAATATTTCAGCCTATCCGGTGATACTCGATCTACTACGAGTATTCCCACTCATTTTACAAAAGAAAACAAATATGAAACATTGTTGAACAGATATTTGCCATCATTGTTTGCAACCCATTGGTCGAATAATGATTTATCGCCAGAAATTCTTCAAGAACTCAACAACTCTGTTGCGAAGGGATTTACTTTATTAGAAGATTTAACTAATCAGAGTGTTGATTTATTTGACGCCAATGCAATCAATGAGGCTTATTTGGCTTATTTGGCAAATTTGTTTAGTTTAAAACTTCGATCAGGTGATTCTACATTATGGCGACGACAAATTAAAAGGGCTGTGCCGGTATTTAAGAAAAAGGGCACATACAAAGGCTTATCAGAAGCTTTGGCTCAGGCTGGTATTGAACTTAAAAAATTTACTAAGTTGTGGCAGGTTGTTTCTCCGTATACTTGGCAAGAGCTTTTTAATGTAACATATGATGGACAAGATACATTCACTTTGTCCAAAACAGCTATCCTGCCCATAGATTTAGCTAATTTTGAGCTTTATTACAGAGGAGCAAATGATGATAATTGGACAACTCTCACAATAGATTATGTACAAATAACCAATGCATCCTCAACATCAACTCTTACTTGGGTTGGAAATTTATTATCTTTCTATCCAATAACACTTCAAGCAGGGGATTCTATTAGAGTTGTATATCAAACAAAAAATATTCCGGCCCAAACCTGTGATGGCCTTTCGGAACAGGACATAGAGACATACATTCGTGGTCTGTCATTAGCAGATCAAAGGGATGAAAGAAGTCAAGATTATCCATTAAAAAATTGGAATGTGAGATTGATTGAAGAGGATGATTTGTTGTTTGATTGTGTAATTCCAACCAGACATCCTTATTATGATCCTCTGATATTTGGCTTGGTGAGAACGGAATTTCCATACAGTGAAAACATCTACAATATGGAAGAATACAATGGGTCTACCAGAGAATCAAGAAGTCCTTGCGACATTGATAGAGATTTTATAGACCCTTGTAGCGGTGGACAGGGCAGCAAATATATTGTTGATCTGAGAATTGAGCAGCTTTGTGATGACCGCATTAGAGAGGCTTTGGAAATTCTTGATGAATACACACCATTTCACGCTGTTTTGCATCAAATGAATTTTGAAGGATTGATAAATGAGTTTTTATCACCACCAACAGAACTTGTAGAAATGCTTGTGCATTTTTCAGGGACAGATTTAACCATTTCTGGCAATGGCCAAATGTTTTTCAACAGAGTTTTAGAAAGCCCAGCCAGTTTTAGACGTGATTCTTTGGCAACAGGTGCTTTAGTCGCTGGTCCTTGGATAGCAGCTACAGGGTACAACGATTCTATTGTTGTGTTTTCACCCGATGCAGAATTTTGGGGAATGAATGAGGGGGATTCCACAAAAAACATCTTAGAAATTATGATTCCCAGCATTAGTGCTGGCACCTATACATGTAATGGCAGCCACAGTAATCAGGCAGTAATAAATGGCATGGCAGAGCCATTTACCACCTCCTCTTTTAATTTTAGACTATCACTGGACAAGTATACCAACACCAGCATTGATATTGTGCAGGAGTTCACATTTGATGATGCGGGCACCGATTTTAGAGATTTGTGGAACGCCACTAACCCAGCAACTGTATATGATGGCTCTTGGACGATTGATATACCTGCCTATTCCCCGAGTACATACAACATTATTGCCATCACATCTGATGGTGAATTACTGATTAATGATTATGCATATCCTTTGAGCACTCTTCCCACAATAAACACTACAGGAATTACTTATACAATTTATAGCGGTTTAACCACTATCGCCACAGGAACGGCTGGGAGATGGACAAAAACAAGTCGAGGAATTGTAGACTTTAGCAGCGAAGGCTCATTAGATGATGTGCGTCATTTGTTTAGCAGAGGTCAATATGTTTTGTATGGTGGCACTCAATATGAAATTGTAGATTTTGTCCCCAATGATGTTGATAGGCTTTATATTGGTGGATATACATCGGGAGATGTAACTACAGCAACAATTCATGTATATCAACGATTATTAGACAACCAAATGGGCTATTTGCAATATAAGGACATGATGTTGCGAACTACCGCAAATTATGAATCTGCCACTCCTCCTGGTTTTGGTATCCTCAATGGGGCAAATGCTCCTGTCGATCCCGATTTAATTCTGGACAGTGATTTGTGGAAAGAAAGCTTTTTGGTTGTGATTCAAAATCCACCAGATAATGATTATTATGCGATTGCACAGATTGACGGAAACACTATTACTTTAAGTGGTGTTCACAAGGATTGGGGGACATGGGATGGAATTACTAAATTTGGAACAGCAGTGAACATCAATATATACCAATACACAAAAGAGTCTTTCACCATTCCTGAAAGAGATTATCCTCCAATGGATGCTCAAACATTCCCATCAGGTAATACACCACCATTGCCGTTGCCATATTGGTCTGGTGGAGTGCTGGTGCCGCCTGTTGTGGCCATCCCGCCAGGGGGTGTGGATCATGGTGGAAATGATGCAATTGGCATTACGGCGGAAACGGCCACTCCATTTCTTCCATTATTAGCAGCTATGCCAGGGAATGAAATTTCTGAGCCAATTGGACAAAATGAATCGATAAGTTTCTCTATTGAATATAAGGATAAATAATGATTGAAAATATTAAATCAAAAGGCGAAGTAGAAATTATTAAGCAATACAGGAATGGAGATATTGAAAAATATTATCACCACAATACCATTCTTAGGACTGGTCGATATGCTCTGGCCAATAGTTTGGCAAATAGATATGGGGATCAATACGATTATTACATTTCTCAGATGATTTTTGGGGAGAATGGAACATCAGGCGGAACCCCAAAATACGTAAACACTGAACGCAATGGTTTATTTGGGTTGACAATTTTATCTAAGGGTGTGATTTCTAGCATTGACGCAAACATACCCTCAATGGTCACATTCACATCAGTGGTAGCTTTTGATGACGCCAACGGGCATAACTTAAATGAAATGGCCCTTCGCATGAATAGCGGCGACCTATATTCGATGGTTACTTTTGCAGATTTGGGCAAAACATCAAATATTCAGATTGTTTTCAATTGGCGTATATCCTTTGTTTAGTATGCAAAATTTATTGCAACCAGAATTTTGTATAAATGTAACTTATTTAAATCAGATGCAGAATACAGAAAATTTTTAAAGGATAACTAATATGATTACAAAATGCGGTGTGGTTGGCCAGGGCTTTGTTGGCACTGCTGTTAGAGAAGGTTTGCGTAATTCTTTTCAAGTCGTAACTTATGACATCAAGCAGCCAGATGATTTGGTGGTATATTCAGCCACTGGCACAGAAACCATACCGGCTATTGATAGGCTAAATAAATTAGTTGAAACAACAGATGGTCCAATTTTTGTTTGTTTGCCCACCCCCATGAAGCCCGATGGTAGTTGTGATATTAGTATTGTAGAGGGCGTTGTGAAGGACATCAATGAGTGTGCTCCCAATCGTGTAGTAGCAATTAAATCAACCATACCGCCAGGAACTACCGATTATCTCAACACATCCTACACATCAGTTTATGTGTGTTTTAATCCTGAATTTTTACGAGAGCGAAGTGCTATTGAGGATTTTAAAAACCAGGAAAGAATTGTGATTGGCGGTCCCTATGAAGCCACAGACGAAGTAAAGCAAGTGTATCAAATTGCTTTTCCCAACGTATCAATTACCCGTACAAATGCTGTAACGGCGGAAATGGTAAAATATATCACTAACTGTTTCTTGGCTACTAAAGTCTCTTTTGCTAATGAAGTAAAGCAAATATGTGATAAATTAGACATTGATTATGATCGAGTAATAGAAATTGCCACAAAAGACAGTCGATTGGGCACATCTCATTGGGGTGTTCCTGGCAATGATGGAACTGGATTATGTGGATTTTCAGGAAGTTGTTTTCCCAAAGATTTAAATGGTTTGATGTATTTAGCCAGAGAGTTAAAAATTGATCCTAAAGTCATGCAGGCTGTTTGGGATAAAAATCTGGAAATAAGGCCAGAAAAGGATTGGGAGAAAATGATTGGAAGAGCAGTTGTTTAATTCTATTGTTCAGACCATAAATAAGATATGCCAAACTTAAATCTTATACCCGAAACATTGTATCAGGCGATGATGCCATATCAAATAGATTATGATAATCTCCCCTTGCACACCATCTATACCAGAGAAGAGATTATTAACGATGCTGTTGATATCAATTCCGCTTTAATGAGAGAATCCATTGGCACGTCTGGCACTCTGAGCAATCGACTTAGAGTGGCGATAAATGACGATGGCACCTTGAAAGCCGATGCTATAGACACAGCATTGCATAATATAGCCGATCATGCTGATGATCCGCTTGGTGTTTATGTAAAAATGACATTGGCTGAGAGTGATAAGCTTGCCCTTATATCGGATACGGCTACTGCTTTCTCAATTAATGTGCATACTCCATCAGTTACCACATCATTCGTGGACGCTGTTGTGGAAGTAGAATCTAGTGATACCATCACATGGGAAGTAAATGCTCCAAGTTCTATTAAAGCCCACATGGCGTTTCCAACAACGGCTGTTCACAAACATTATTATGGTTTAGAGCCTGTCACTACAGATTATGCAAGTTATAAAACAACCTCATTATCCACAGTTTTTATAGCAGATACTTTGAGGGTTTATATAAATGGTGTGAGAGTATACTCTGATATAGTTGTGCTTGTGCCAGATTCGCTGGCAACTACTTGGACAGCAACCAGTTTCATACCCGATGAAATTACTGGCACATTCATTTTTAATCGAACCCTTGACCCAAGTGATATTGTCAGAATTGACTTTGATACACTTTATACCTAATGATTTTACATCAATATAAAAAATTAAATTTCGGCATAGGGATACTATGCCCAGAACAAAACATCGGTGCCATTATGTGTACCGTGCGATCTATCAGGAATAATCACCCAGAAGTGCCTTTTATTTGTGTTGTTCCTAGAAATGCCTGCCCGGCTTCTGTAAAAGAAATAAGTAATATTTGTTCTGTTTACAAGGGTAAAGACACAATAACATCTTTAATGAATGCTGCCATTCGCAGAGGACACAAGGAATGGAATTTATTAGTAATGGAGGGAGTGAATGTTAGGTCTAGTGTTGTGCAAAAATACTCTTTGTTCATAGATCAAGAAACAGATGTGCTTTTTCCAATTGTGATGGATCATAATCGAAAAGGCGAGCCCTGCAACATTAAAAACAAGTTTCCAGATGCCAGTCTGAATGGGACTTTTATTCACCAAAAAACATTTAAGGCAGTTGGAGATTTTTCTGATGGTGAGTCTTTGGTTGAGTCGAAACTTTGGTGGGCGGCTCATGCGATAGAACAAGGAACAAGATTTAAAGCAATTTTAGGGACTCAAATGCTCTAAAACATCAAATCCAAGTTTTCGCAAAACAGCTTCTGCCTTCTCTTTTACGCCATCCTCTGGCTGGAAACGAGGACAAGTAACATATACTTGAACAATTTCAGCTTCTTGAAGCGTTAGTATTACTGATAGGAAGTCAGTAAAAATCAAGGGTTCGTCCAAAAAATCTGGACCTTCCTCTTGTATGGCTTTATCGTAATCAGCCACCACAACACCAGCCATAGCTGGTTCGTCGCCAACCCTGTCTTTCGGAAATATTAAATATATGTTTCTCATTAAATTAGTCCATAAACAAAAGCCCAAAGAAAATCATCCTTGTGGTCTCCTGCATCGACTTCCCTCAGATAATCATATAAACTGACCCAGCCATCAAACATGTATTTGTGGTCAATGAATCCATAATACCACAATGGAACCTCTTCCTTGCGTTCAGACACCAACAAGGTTGGTATTTTTAAGTCATTGGCTTCTATGATTTCGTGATGTGTGCCTGTGGTGCGAACATCCTTGGGAAGATAGGCGACGACAATATTGGATTTTTGAACCTGTTGCAGGTCTTTTCGGACGAAACGTTTGGCTATGTCTGCCATTTTGTCGAAATCACGCTGTTTTTTAGCTTCAACAAGGGGTAAGAACCACTGTTGTTTTGGATCGGAGTATGGATCAAACACATCAATGTTGAACCATTCTTTAAACACATGCATTGGCTCTATTCGCCAATTATCCTTAGGATCAGCATGCTCGATAGCCCCACTAAGATAAAGTTTTTTACCAGCAAGATATCCCATTTTAATTCCTCTATATTTCACCCCATTACTCTATTAAATTTAACAAAAGGATAGATCAATGTCAAGAGATGTTTATAAAGAAATATGCGAACTTTTAGATACGAGAGACGTGGTAAATCGACACAGTTTCTTTCAAATGAAGTATTTCATTATTAATAAAGAACCCACGCATCAATCGAAATTATGGCGATGTATGCGGGAATTATATGTGCGACGAGATGCAGTAGATGCAATGTTGATGGAAATAGAGGAGTGCAAAGACAATTTAGAGTTATTAGATATTGAGATGGAGAGATTGCAAATACCCGACTTTCCACAAGAAAATGGGATGGAAGAACTAAATAAGAGGGAGAAAGAAATTAGGCTTCGCAAATTAGAGCGAACACGCAAAGCCGGTCATGCCCAGATTGCAACTTTAGAAAAAAAATTAATGGAAACCCAAGAGGAGGCGGCATTCTTTTACGAGGCATTTGTTTCTTTGGAGAAAAACGGAAAATTGAAACCATATGATGATTTAGCTTCGCAAAAGGAATTTTGGAACGAAAAGATTACTCAAGAGTTTCAAATGAGGGCTTTAACAGGACAACCAGCCGACGTAGATTTGGCTCGTACAACCATGAGTTTAATGGATGACATGCCCGTAAAGCAACAATTTTTACAGGCACTAAATACAAAAAAGAAACAAATGGAAATTAAAAGTGAGTAGCAGAATATCATCATTAGACGATTCTTATCAAGCGGGGGATTTGTCTGTTTTTCCAGAAACAGTTGATACTAAAGATACGCTTTATGAGGTTAAAAATAACGCAGCAACCACTTTAAAACTAACGCTTCCATTAAATAGCACTTATATTGTGGTGGAAGATGCCACATCTTTTCCGGCCAAGGGGTTATTAAGAATAGGTCCAGCCAATGCAAAGGTGCCAGCTTTTGAGGAAACTCCTGATTTGCTAAATACCTCTGGTGTGCCTGGAGTCCCCGGTGTTGCCGAAATGGTTTACTATGGAGAACGCACAGCAAATGTGTTTAAATCTTTACAAAGAGGATTTTGTGGCACTCGCCAAAGTCAGTGGTCAAAGGACACGGCTGTTAGTTGTGCTGTTTTTGCAGAGCAACACAATGCCATAAAAGATGCAATGATTAATATAGAAACTTTTGTAGGCACCAAAGAAAATCCATCTGAGACTTCTTTGAATGGCAGACTGGAAGCAATGGAATCTAAGTTCTTAGCTCCCAGTCCATTATTTAGAGCTTATCCAAGACAGGGCAAGTCTCCATTGACAGTAAGGTTTCAAAATCTTTCTAACAGTAATGTTCTTCGTTATTTATGGGATTTTGGAGATGGAACTACTTCTGTAGAGGAAAATATAACACATGTCTACAATGCCGAGGGAACTTACACAATAACTTTAAATATCATTACATCAAGTGGAGGGCAGGGTATTGTAACGAAAAATAACTACATAACGGTGGATGACCAATATATTGAGTCTTTTTTTTACACACAACAAAAAAACCCTTCTTTGCCTGCTTATTCCCAAAAAACAGCTATTGCACACGGGGGTGTGCCCGCCACTTTTGTTTTTATAGATCAAACAACTGGAACTATTTCGCAGAGATTTTGGGATTTTGGCGATGGAAATAGCACAACAATTGATGATCCTAACGTACATGTGGCGGAACACATATATGCCTTGCCAGGGAATTATATTCCCACACTAATTTGTGTATTTGCAGACCAATCGTATAAAAGAGTATTTTTAACAGATCAATTGATGGTACTATAAATGTCTATACCAAGTGTAACAAGTAGTTTTCCCACATCTCTAGATAATGACACCAATTTATATTTGGTTCATGACTCTTTGCGAGTAACATTAGCAGAGGACTACAAACCAGGGGATACCAGTATTTCAATATATGACAATAGTGGTGTAATAGTTTTTTTCCCACCAACTGGTGTGATTACCCTTACTGAGCAGTGCAGCGATATTGATGAACGAGCTATTTCTTTTTATTATGGATCAAGAACAGACACTACTTTTAATGATTTGGAAATATTGCCAGAATTTACCAATGTCTTAAAACCAAAGAATTTCACCAACATTACGATGAATGTAATGGATCGGCACCACAATGTTATAAAAAATGCCATTATTGCAGTAGAAACTTTTGTGGGTGTAAAAGGCACTACAGATGCTACTCCTTTTGGCGAAACTATTGTGGGTAGATTAAATTTTTTGCTGAAACTAGTTTTCACGCCAAAAGCTTGGTTTTCTGCTAATCGGACAATAGGATTGACGCCTTTTACCGTTGTGTTTCATGACGAAAGTTTTCGTTTAGGAGATGGTGCTGTTGTATATACTTGGGATTTTGGTGATGGTGGAATTTCCCATGTGTCGGGAATTTCTAATATATCTGATATATCTGTAACTACCGATAAGTATATTTCACACACCTATTTAACACCATCGCACTTTGATGTCACTCTTACTGTCAGTAATGCCTATGGTTCAAATACAGTAATATTGCCAAACTTTATTAATGCCCGTATAGCTGCTCCTGATGAGGCAATTATTGATTTTGTGGCTGCTGCGGGGCAGATAGTAACAGCGGGTGTGCCAACAGGCGGTCCCTATACAACATCGCCAACAATTAGATCAGCAACAGATACTTTAGTGACAATGGCGATTCCTACTGGTGTTAATCCAGCTACTGGCAAAACATATGCGGGAGAAGAAGTTATTGGTACTACACCCATAGACCCAATTGAAGAATATACATGGTCTTTAGGAGATGATTTAACGCACTCCAGCCAAAGTGGTGCTCAAGCTCTCTACAGCATAGGTGGTATTTATGATTTAATTTTAAGAACAGATACTACTTGCGGAGCTTATAGAATTACCAAATACAACAATTGTATTGACATGGTAGAAAGCCAAAATATTTGGTTATGGACAATGGATTCAGATCATATAACTTATTCTAGTTATGCTCCATTAAATTATTTGACCAAGAGCGGAAATGCCACAGCCAATGAATTTGGGTTACTTAGCGAAACATTCAAAACTGGCACAAATACTTTCGACGTTATAAGAAGCGAAACCTTTTTGGACGGCAGCAACAATGAATGGCAAGCCAAAACGGAATTCAGGCGAAATATTGGATTCAATCCAACGAATACCACTCCTTCAGGGTCTGCTGGATCGGCTAATATTTATTGGGCAAGCCAAGGATGTGCCACACCACCTCCTGGTACTTTCGCAACAGATCATGAAATCAAAATAATTGAATTTAATGGATTTGCTGACACCTACGCTGCTCAACTTCCTATTTGTCAATCTTGGAATTGGGTTAATTTAAACTCTCCTACGAAAAGCTATTTTGTATTTGGGGCAGATTATAATCAAGGAACTGTGCCTTTTCACAATTACTCTGGTCAAACAAAAACCGATTATGACCTTCTTACTCGTACTTATGCACAAAATGCTTTGACGCTATCCAATTATACAAATGGTGCCCAGGATTTAATAGAATATGCGTCTCATTATACTGCAATGGGTGTTCCCGATAATGGCTATTTTGCTGTTTATCGATCCGCTTGGAAGGATAGTGCTGGCTACTTTATCAGAAATGGAAGTGTGGGTGCTTATTTTAGGTTAAATAGTTTCTACAAAACAGAAGGCACCCTTGGCAATGAATTTCAAACAATCACCAAACTTACTGATATGACTGGTCCTGTTAAAACAGAAGGACAATTGGTGGCATTATCTGATGGCTTGTTTTTCTTTAATAATAGCGGAAATATTTCAGCATATAACACAAGTTCTAATACATGGGAAACAGGAGGTGCGAGTGCCACATCAGCTACCTTCCGATCCCTACAAGATACTTCTGTTACTGAATTTGGAAATTTTACAAACACACTTTTGGCTACGACAGACGGAGATCGTCAAGCCTATTTAAGTTATGATTATAGCCCTTATGCTTTTACAAAATTCAGCAGTCTAGACTTGGCTTTTTATAATATTGGGCCAAGACCTGGATGGGATGTAGCAAAAACTCAATTTTTAATGGGTATGTACTAATAATATGGCATTTCCTCCTGTTCCTGTATATCCGATCAAATTAGATTCCGACAGAACCTTGTTCTTGGTGTACAACACCACAGAAACAAAGCTGTCTGTTGATAATCAACCCTGGGCCGAGGAAATAGAAATAGATGCAATAACATCAAATGAAATATGGGCCGATAATGGATATGGCAACATTTCTGGGGAGCTTTTTTATTATGATTCAGTAGGCAAAGATATTGATGGCAAAGTAATAAAATTAAAAGGTTGTGCTCGGAATATCGGAGGAAACCAAACCAGATTCAATGCTGCTGGCACATGGGTGAGAAGCTATGTAATAGCCGAGCATCATAATCAACTAGTAGATGCCATAATGAGTCTTGAGAGCTTCCTACTAGACCTCAATGCTGATCTGGAGTTGTTGGAAAATGAGGCCGTTTGTGTTGATGACTTCAACTGTGCAAACGTTACTTTAATGTTCGATATAGCACCTGCCGTGGTGTGTGGCGAAACACAAGCAACTTATACAGTAGATGTTGCTGGAAATTACACCACAGTTACAATAAACTTTGGTGATGGCAGTACATCAACAAGCCTAACAGGAACGCATACTTATCCGCCCAATGCTAACATTGATCCAATTGTAGCAATAGAAAGTGATTCTTGCCTAACAATTCAAACACCCGCAGATCGAACCACAGGTGGTTATTTGGACATTCCTCCAACAACACCTTTTAGCATTCCTTTGTGTGTAATTCCTGAATTGCCACCTATCAACATTCCCTCATTTGAATTACCAAGTCTCACACTTACGTTCCCGCAAATTATTTTGCCAAGTATTTGCATTTCTATGCCTGCTATTTCTATTCCTGCTTTTTCTTTTTCTATGCCCCCAATCAACGTGAGCATAAGTGTAGAGATTTGTCCTATTTCAATTATATCATGTTTTATTCCATCTGTTATTTCATTTGCTTCGGTTGAATTTCCAACAGTGTCGTTTGCTTCCATTAGCTTCCCCACGATTTCGTTTGCTTCCATTAGCTTCCCCACGATTTCGTTTGCTTCCATTAGCTTCCCCACGATTTCGTTTGCTTCCATTAGCTTCCC